ATATCAACTTCACCACCATCATTCGTTAAAATAGTACCGTCAAAAAGAAGGTTAGCCTCACCCGCAATTGCTGCGGAACCTGTAACAGTTACCACTGTATTATCAGTAGAACCAGTTAATGCTACAGATGAAGTACCAAGTAAATTGGTTTTAGTTATATATTTTATTTCGTCTGGGTCTTCTGATACGTCAAGGACTAATACTAAGTCACCATCAGCAGCGGCTGCATCAAGCAGCGTTTGGTCGGTAAAAATATCCTCATCAATAGATGTGGCTTTTACGTTGGTGTCAAAGAGATTTCCTTTATGTAATCCGCCGGACCTAGTGTTTTTCGGCATTTAACGCCCCCAAATAATCCCACGAATTCTTACATTCGTACTACCTGACCTTATAATGCTAATCTTTGTGCCAAACCAGATGCCTTCATCAAAATAACCTTCTCCCTGCGGTATAAGCATACTACTGGTCGTGGCTGTTTCATCGAATGCTACATATGCATCAGCAGATTCAACTACAAAAGAAATTTTATTACATTCTTCCATTGAGCCAGATAGAGTAACTGCGTCTTCTGCGCTTGAACCGGATGTTGTAAATGTAAAAGTCTTATGTTTTTGATAATTTTGTAAGGCCTCTATTTCTGAGCGCCATGGCGCTTTAGTTACCATAACTATTCTCCTTCTTAGGATTAAATTTTAATAATGTTGGGGCTGCATTCCCTAAATTTCGTGTTCGTATATTTTCCATACCTTGCGGCATCTTGAAACCTTCCCGTTTTGCGATTGCTCCCATTGATAAATATTTTGGTTTTGCTAACTCTTTGCGGAAATCACTGTTTATATGCCTTAAAGAAGTATTATCAGTCATTAATCCATCAATAACCGTTCCCATCTCTGATATAGTAGATTTTAAAGAATCTAAATTTTTATTTAATCCACCTTTAATAGATGTGTTTTTAGTTCCTTCGTTTTCCAAATTAGTAACCCACTCCCTTAATTTATTTTCAACCTGTGCGGATTCCCTTAACTGGTCTGCTGTAGCCTTTGATTCCTTTTCCCAGAAATTAAGGGTGTTTTTTAATTCTTTGTTCTGTTTTCTTACCTCTATAGTTATTTTACTCATTTCATCAGCAAAAGTTTCAAGTTTTTTGTTCTCTTCTAAAACTTGTTTTCTCTCTTCTTCTGCGGAAATTTTATCAGCCCTATTTTGAATAAGTTCTTTTGAGAAGGATTCATTTTCATTTTTTAGTTTTTCAGCTTGCTGACCTAATGAGGAAATATCATTAGATTGACGAAAGGCGGTCGCTGTCATTGTGTCTAATTCTTTTTTACTCTCGAATAAACGATTCTCAGCGGCACGCTTTTGCTCATCTAAATTAGCTCCTATCTGTAACTGTTTTTCTTTATCTTCTATAAGTTCTTTAAGAATGTTAATTTCTTCGGATAATAAAAGGTTCTTACTTTCAAGTTCTTTGGAGCGTCCCTCAATAAAGTTTAATTGATTAATTTCATTTTGTAATTTTGGAATCTTTTTTAAAAACCCCTCTTGGTCAGAAATAGTAGTCCTTAATCTCATTAACTCATCTTTAAAGGTATTGTTTTGAGATTCAAGGGTTTCTTTTTTGTCCACCTCAACGCCTAATTTACGAATCGCAGCATCACGGTCGGCTTCCATATTTCTGTAAACGCCAAGTTGGGTGTTTAAATCAGATATTTGTTCTTCGTATTTAGATTCCAGAGCTGTGTTATCTAAAATAAATCGAGATGTCGGTTTTGAAGACGGAATCCTTCTTTTGCTTCTATGAACAAAATCATTAAGCTTCATATGTGGGTTGAGCCTCTTCTGCTATAAATGGGTTGCCAGAAAATTCTCGTGATTTACAAAGGTTTGTTATCCATGATTCTGGGGACTCTGCTTTAGATATACATTTTATATTCCCAGCAGTTTCTACTGAAATATCGCCACCGATAATCATTTCAATATGTGCTTCGTGACTAGGAACATAACATTCTAAATTAATAGAACCTGAGTTTCTACTATAGAACATAGCTGCTACAGGTATATCTTTTTCCACTGGCTCCCGTTGAAGTAAAATAGGGGTTAAATAACCCGTTATTTCTGGTTCTGGTTGCTTTTCTTCTACAACTTTTGGTTGAGTCTTTTTTACAGCCTTTTTTGTTGTTTTTGCTTTAACACTAGATTTTTTTCGTACCATTATATCCTCTTTTCTTTAATAAAATACTATTTAGTTGGAATTTTAATTTTTTTCCTTTTAACAGCTACGTCTGTTTCACCTTTAAATCTTCTTCCAGCACCAATCATTCTTGTTCCAACTTTTACCTTTTTCTCACCAACACCAGTTCCAGTACCCCTAGTTCGTTTTTTACCTTTACGGGCAGATATTGCCCCTTGTATCTTAGTTTTAGGATTTACCCATCTATGTGATGTGGGGTCCCATGAAAGTCCTGCTTTAGGCGGAGCCGCAGTACCGGGGCTAATTGGTTTGGTTTTAAATAAAGATTGTAATTTTTCTAATGATATATCCTTACGAAAACCTCTACCCCTCATTAATGCGCGTTCTATTTGTCTATCAAATTCATTTTGTTGAGAAGGAGATAATCTAGCTCGTTGTTGGTTTAATTCATCTACAGTTCCTCCTAACCACCAACCAGCTAATGCTGCCATTGCAGGGTCTATTTTTTGAATAGATTTCTGAGAATTATCTTTAATCTCATTTAATTTTTCTATTTTAAGTGGTTTTGGCTTCCAATCCCGGCCGCGTTGGGGGAAAGGCCCAAGACCTTTGGATGGAATACGGCCTTTAGCTCTCTCCTCCGATACTATTTTTTTGGTCTCCCTTTTAGCTCCTTTAGGGCCACCTGTAATTCCTGCACCAGCTATTCTCCCAGCCACTGAAGCAGTTTCTTGAGCGGCATACGCTGGTGGGCCTGCCACTCTACCTATCAATCTACCCACCGAACCAAATGGGTTAAATTTTTCAAGTTCAACAGCATTTAATTTAGTAGTGTTTTGTTTGTTTATTGTGGGTAGTGGTTGCGAGGCTACCTCAAACCCTACTTTTCCAGCACCTTTTAGTCCTTTACCTGCTGCGCGGCCAGCTAAAGATGCAACCCTTGCTATACCCATAAGGGGGCCAAGTTTTTCAAGTTTCTCGTAATCATGCTGCCATTCAAAATTAACAGGTTTCTTATCTCTCATTAATTGGGTTGCGTATTCAATAGCATCCTTAAGGCCTTTATCGTCATAACCGAATTTCTTATCATTAACAGTACCTTTAATTATTTTAAGGAATGTGTTAATTGAACTATTTAATTGTGTTAAATCTGTGTTAGGCATAATACCCTCTTAATATCTATTATACTCACTCTTTATTAAGTTTAGAAACATAGAAAATAAATTGTTTTAGTGGTGATATTTTTTTAAGCGGTTCGGACGCTAGAGATAAAGCTTCAACATTATTATAATGCTGTCTGGTTCTCTCTTCAGCTTCCGTTTTTGCTGCTTCATGCCTCGTTTGCCCTTCCATAATATCTAGGTCTGGGTCTTTAATCAGAGTTTCGTAAATATCATTCGCTAAAGGCACTTATTCCTCCAATATCCCTTTCTCGATTAATTTTTGTTTATTAATCATATGTAAAGATTCTAGTTCGTCTTTATTTCCCCCAAAATAAGGGACCGCATATCCGTCATCACACATCCGTTGGTTTATACTTACCGTTTCGTCATCTTGGTATAAAATCCCTAATATCCTACCAAACTTCCCTCTGTCCTTACTAAGAAGTCTAATAGTAGAGGATTCACAAATGTTCTTAAGGTATTCCTTTGACAAAAGACCTCTCACTTTTTCTTCTTTATTTCTAGTCCTACTTTCTGGTGTATCTATCCCATGTAATCTAATACGCTGTTTAGATAAAACAACCTTAAATCCTAATTGAATATCTACATCGACAGTATCACCATCAATAACTCTATCCAATGTTACTTTATACTCATACATACTTTATTATACTAAATTGCAACGAATACTCCTACAATCCCCCCGACTATGAGAGAACAAAGCAGGAGAACTAAAATGTTTTTTTCTAATGTTTTAATGAAAGATATTTGTTTAGCTAATGAATGGATTTCAGACCTTAATGACCCAAAACTATCCATTAAAAGCTCTTCTTTTTCTTTGGTTGATAAAGCACCTTCTACAGATACTTTAGTATTGTTTTTGTTTATCATGTGATTTTTGTCCTTTACGTTGTTTATTAGAACAAACGTAACAAACTTTGTTGGGTTTTTTAGCGTGTAGTTTTACACCACACTTACAGCGTATCCATGTTCGTCTAGCCATAATTTTAAATCAGTTTATTTAGTGCGTTGTAGTTGTGGGTTCAGCTATAGTGACTTCCACGTTGTCTTCAAGCGTTATATTAGCCCCTGTGACTGTAGAAGATATGGAAAATTCTTTTGTAGCAAACCCGTTTCCCTCGCCTATTTCATTTAGCAAAAGTTCCATTTTACCTATATCCATCTTTGAAAATACGCAGTCTCCACCTTTGGTATATAAATTAGTCAATCTAAGTGTTCCAATCTTCCCATTAACCCCACTTGAGGGTGCTTGTATCCAGATTCTATCATATGTACCACCATTTGTAACCATCGCATCAGCTTGTTGATGTCCTCCACCTATGGCTCTCATGCGACTAGTCCCCGGACTTGGCGCTATGGATTGTCCGTCCGAGGCATTTCCCCGCACTATAATCGTATGAGCCTGTATATCCGTAAGTGTTAACTTTTTACAACGAGAATTTTCAAGTATAAAATGTCCTATCTCAAGTCGTGTATTAGTACCGCCAGACACAACATTACCTGATACCTGCACCACGTTAGTCTCGCCAGATGGCAGCGCACTGCCCGTAAATACTGTTCCAACAGAAACATTTTCTATTGTAATTTCCCGAACAGGTGTACTACCTAAATCAATACGTAACGTATTTGAACCTTCTACATATTCAGTTGGTATATCTAATGGGGCATCTCCTATAAGGGACGCTGCGTAAACACCACTATCTCCCCGTTGGAAAGAACGCTCAGCAAATACAGTTTCATTTACCACAACACCACCACCAGCGGCAGTACCAGCAAATATTAAACCTATAGCCATCTGTGGGCTGAACCCAGCGGCCCGAAGTAAACTATATGGAGATTTAAGAACATTAAAAGCCATTCGCCATTTAGCAGATTCTTCATTTAAGTAAGTAATAAGTTTCAATAATTTATCTCTGCCTACTTGTAATTTTCTGTAGATCACAATAGGGGAGTGTATTAGGGTTTTATGTAATTGTCTAGGATTATTACTAAACAAGACCAATGAAACAATAATAGCTATAATTGAACCTGCAATAGTACCACCCCACATATAGTAGTCAGCATAAAAAATGTTTAAATTAGTTTGTAAAAATTCTTGAGTTATGGTTAAGGTTCCAAAATTAATGGGAAGATAAGTATGAGTTATATTTAATGGGTTATAACTTACTAAACCAATACCAAGAATACCTATTAATAATAAAGTTGTTGCTGCAAAATATTTACTAAATGTTTTTAATTTAGGTAATATATTGATTGAAGGTGTTTCCATTTAATGTCCCCATTTATGTATACAATTTTCGTTCTTCCTCAGAAATATCTTTAAATATTATTTCTGGGATATCTTCTGGAGTAGTCTTTTCTTTCTTCAATAAAGCGTTTATGAAGTTGCTTTACAACATATTATACTCAAATTTAATGATTTGTTTTATGTTTTACCACCTTTAAAAACTTCTCTCTTGTACTTAGATCCACATAAATATTGTTATTTAACCATTGAGTGCTGGGTAATTGAGAGAAAATTTGGGAGTATAATTTAGTGTTATGACAACCTTTCATATACCCACGTTCATATTCTTGCCTTTTTAAAAAACTAATTAATTTATCCTTAAATAAAATTCTTAACAAAACATTACTTATTACTAAAATACTACTCCCTATTAAAATTATTTCTACCATTTTACTATCCTTTTTATTTCCCCCTTTAACAATCCCCCTATTTAATAAAGAAATTAATACAAAAAACAAAGAAAAGAAAAGATATACTACGTATATCCAAAAGAAAAGAAATAAAAAAGTTAATTTTATTTTATAAAGGCCTTATTTTCTGAAAAGAAATGAACTCATCAGAAGTAAATACTTTCTTAAAATTAACTAAATATCCTTTATCAACTTCTTTACGATTATCAATTGCATAAGCTTCTTTAGGTACTGATAAATATAAATCATGTTTAATCCCATAAGGAATATCTAATCTAGGGAAAAGCATTTCAGTATATTTCTTAACCCAATCTTTTCCAAATACAGACCATATTGTAATATCATAAGTACCTTTTCTTAATCCCTCATGTAAAAGCTCTACTAATTCTTTGTTAATTTCTAATGACATTTCCCATTTTACTAATGTTTCATCGGCATCAACATATAATTTCATAAATAGCCTCAATTTAATTATACTTATTATCTTGACTCAATTATTTAATTTATGGTATATTCAATAAAATTAAAATTTAATTTATTATGAATGACGAACAAATAGACATAAGTCATCTTTTACGCGATCCGGTTTATATTACTTGGATTCGAGGTAAAAAAAGACAGAAAACAATTCAGAAACGAATATTTAGATTATTAAAAAAACAAAGATTCTTTATTCTAAATACCGGGGAAGAAGAATTGTTTATTGATGCAGGAGCTTGGGTTTGGCAGAAAGGCGATAATGGGAAGTATAATAAAATATGGGGTCACGCGGAGAAATTTTTCCCCTTCATAAAAAGAAAACCAACAACTAACATATGGTCAAGAGTTTGGAGATACGTAGAAGAATCTGAATAATGCAAAATAAATGGGAACGTAGAGAATCTAAACAAAAAGCAAAAAAGAAATTCTCACCAGATAATAGAAAATCGGTACGTCTTCTTGAAAAACTTTCTATGCTGCCGAATAAACTAAAGAAAAATAAACATACAAAATATAGGTAGGAGGATATCATATGAGTTCTACAATAGATGAAAGTGATAAGATTTGGAATATATTCTTGAAGTATTGCCAATTAATTGATGTAGAAGCAACAAATGCTAGTTTAGATATTTACGGCACTGAGCAAAAATCTAATATGGCATTAGCTTTAACACAAGTGCATGTGTTGGATCATATCGTATGCAAACTAAAAGATTTAGAAAAACAAAATGCTGATCATGCTAGATTAACTCGATATAATCAAGGGATTACGAATGCCTAGATACAAATATTCTTGCCCTACTTGTGGGTTAGATGATGTAAGACAAATTGATTATAAATTAGAAAAACCTAAAGACTTACCGACAGGTTTAGTTAGAATACCAATATGTTACCTATGTGGAGATAGACTGGAAAAGAAATTTATGAAGCCGCCTAAAAATTGGTTTAATCAACAACGAACACAACAATAAATGTATAACCCCCTCCCCAAATCACTAACAATTAAGAAATCTAAAATTCATGGATTAGGATTATTTGCAGAAAAAGATATTCCCGCAGAGACGAATTTGGGGCTTACCCATATAAAACATACCACATTCCCACAAAATTGGCTGAGAACGCCTCTGGGAGGCTTCTATAACCATTCTGATGCCCCTAACTGTGTATTAATTAAAGCAACTATAGGTTCTTTCTGGAAACCTTGGCAAGAAATTCGCAACTTACTAACTATAAAAGATATAAAAAAGGGGGATGAAATTACGTGCTTCTATAGTTTGTGGAATATTAATTCGATTAATGTATAATAATAATGGGGAATACTTTATGCTTATAACAACTATAGATAATATTCAAGGTAAACGAATTACAGAAGTATTAGGGCTTGTTCAAGGCAGCACTGTAAGAAGTAGGGCAATAGGCAAAGATATAATTGCAATACTTAGGATGATAATGGGCGGCGAAGTAACTGAATATACAAATTTACTCTCCGAAAGTCGGCAACAAGCGATAGAAAGAATGACCATACAGGCAGAAATATTGGGATCTAATGGTATAATTGGGGTTAGATTAGAAAATTCATCTGGTAAAAATGGTGAATCTCAAATACTAGCTTATGGTACTGCAGTTAAATTAAGTTAAAATAAACGAAATGAAAAAAAGATCTAAAAATATATTGATTGGTCTTACAGCCGTGGTACTTTTAAGTTCTGCTGGGTTATTAATTACTAAAAAACTTAAGCATAGAAAAAAGGAAGCCGTTGAAGCAGAAACCAGAGCGGAAAATGCTTATTTAGATTCATTAACCGAAAAAGATATTGCTTGGGGTTAATAACGTTCCCTAAGTTGAAAAGTACGATTAAACATATTAAATTTATAATAAATTATTTAATACGAATAATTAAATATTTAATCACACAAATTGTTTGAAGAATACCCTGTATGCCATTAAACTTATTTAAACAATAGTTTTCCTACTTGATTTTATATCCCAGCAAGTGACGCAGTATCCATTCCCCAGTTCTACATTTATGTTAGGACAGATTTTTACACCCTTACGTCCTCCCTTAGTAAAATAAGGTTTAGAATTTTTACATGCACCTATACTTATTTGTGGTAAATGTACTTTTCGATTACCATAAGTATAATCTCTTCTCCAATTTTCTTTTTTAGGCATTATCACATTCCCAATCTTTATCAAACGCGTCCTCAAAAATTCTAGGGACAGGCGTTCTTGTTCTTTTCCTATCTTCGACTAATATTTTATTTACAATTGTCTGAACCTTATTCTTTTCATGTTTTACCCGCAAAACCGCTGATAATGTTAATAAGTTATCTAAATGTTCTTCTAAAGAGCTAAGTAACAAACAACCCTCCTCCATCTTAGCAAGAAAGATATCTCCAAGTATACTATTAACTACTGCTTCGATTTTACTTACAGTGTTTATTAATGGGAATCCTTCATCTTTATTTTTTATATTAATTTCAATATATGGTAGATTAAATTCTCTCATTAACTTTCGTAATTCTATCAGATATTTTTCTGGTATGTCTTGAAATGGGGGTTCCAAATTTTAACTCTTATGTTCTGGGAAATTAAAGTGTAGTTTATCTTCTATAGCTTTGATGTATCGTGTGTTTTTAGGCATATTATCTTCTCCCATTACATTATTATACCATTAGATGTGCTATAATATATACATTATGAAATATTATGAAGAAAATGATCCAACATCTTTAGTATCTAAATGCTGTGGAGAACCAGCATATGAAGGACCTCCGCCTAAAGGACATAAACCGCAGGGGTTAAAACGTTATCTTTTATCCTTTGAATACCCTATATGTAGTGAATGTATGGAGTTTGCGGATTTTGTACAGCTCTTTTACTATAACAAATTAAATGGTTATTACCCCGACTTTAAATTTGAGGGTAATTACACATACACCAACAGTTTCTACAATATTGTTCCTTTTTAGAGGTATTGAATGAATAATAATATAATAGACCAGATACTAGAATTAAATCCGGATGCATTAACCGCAGATGGGTATGACAGATCTATTAAAGGTATAGGGGACCGTGACGGGAAACCCGTACTCCTCTATTCCAGCGATAAATGTATTCAGCAGCTTATGGAAGATAATGACTGGGACTATGAAGAATCTGTAGAATGGTTTACCTTTAATACAGAATCCGCATATATGGGAGAAAATACCCCCATATTTGAATGGGACTCCGAATTCCCAAATCCCTTAAATGATTACTTTGGTTCTTGCTAAGGAGAAAATAAATTGATAACAATACCACATACACAAGAAATGATAACTAGGGCCGAACAAAGAGCAGCTGATATGGGAATTTTAAATAATTCAATACTTAATGGTGAAGGAAGTGCAGCAGGGTTTTTAGCGGAGGAAGCAGTATCGGAATATATTAGCGTTCCAATTGAAAACCACAAGGATTATGATTTAATTTTACCATCTGGTATTCGAGCAGAAGTTAAAACAAAACAAAGATCCGTTCCCCCATTAGATTCTTATGATGCTACTATAGCTGAAACCAGCCTACACCAAAAACCCGATCTATATATTTTCGTTAGCTTACATTATGGTGAGAAAATAATGAAGAATAGAAAGATAGAAGGCTATAAAGATTTAAAAGCTGTGTGGTTATTAGGACAAAAAACAAAAGAGGACTTCTTAGCTAATGCTGTTTATGGCAAAAAAGATGACCCAGACCCTAATGACCCTCGGTTTAGATATACAGAAAATTGCTATAATCTAAAACATCAGTATTTAGACCCAATCCCCACTGAATATTCTAAACAACAACCACTCCTTATAACATAATCCCGTTTTTTCAAAATTTTTATTTTTTAAAAAAATTCAAAAACACCTGAAAACTATTCAGTTTTTCTACAACAGCATGATAATGTTGTTTCTCCTTACATAATATAGCCACTACAAGCCTTCTATACGCCTCATACAGCAATTCTTTTTACACTTTGGTTGGTTACTATTGTTTACACTATAAACGTTTCTCTACGTTAATTGATATACACAGTCTATATCAACATGAAAGGCTTTATTTCTTTTTATAATTATATTTTATCTGAGCTTGCGTTTGCTGAGAAGCATCTCTTTTTTTTAAGATAGGGGTTATTGAGCTACTGGGGGTATCTCAACCCCACAACCGGGGTCGATCAACGTACAGCGTTTTAAATTGCATTGGTAATATCATAGTATATGTTGGGTGTTTAAATTGGCTGTGCGTAGCTGCTAGATGCCTTAAAAGTGGGTTCGGTGCAGTGATAAGTTCACGACTTGATTATATATAAGATACAAAAGAAAAAAGCCCTAAAATAATTAAATCTTAGGGCTTGATTAGTTTGTCTAAGTCTTAACGAAGTAGATCATTACAGGCACAAATACATTTGCCTCTGAAGTCTTCTGGCTCTTCTCGCATTGTGCAAAGATGGTCCTCAACATCAAGGCCAGCAGTAACCATAACTTCAACCTGTTGATCTGGATCGTCAAACCCATGATCATACGCCACAGTCCTGCAATCGTCACAAAGTCGATTTTCTTTAGTCATCTATTTTCTCCTTAGTTGTAAGCTCCAAGATGATTAAATCTTGGAGCTTGGTTAGTTTAGTTATCGTGTGCTTGGATAACCAATTTGCTTATACACTCGATCTTCAAATTTTTGACGGTCGAATCTTCGATTGTCCCGTTTGAATTCGAGGCTTAAATCATGCACCAATTCGGACACATATTTTCTGTGGGCATGATTCGCCAAAGTGTCGGCAAACATCTCATAATATTTTCTACTTAGCATTTGTACTCCTTAAATATCTTGATTGTTAAATGTTGGCGAATTAAGTTTGTTTTTTAATTCTCGGACATGTTCACAACGTACAAACTCACCATCACTATTCTGACATCTCCAATTTACCGTTGCAGGTTTGTCTGGAATATCCTTGAAAAAATGACTATTGACTATGTTGCCGTTTTCGTCTGTATATCCGATTGCACAATTTGACTTGCTTGTCGTTTCTTTAGTTGTCATGTTTTTAGCTCCTTAGTAGGGCCACCGATTCAACGATGGCCCAAATTATTAAATCAACCCGACTTCTATTTTATGCTAACTGCACCCCCTGATTTTTCGGCTGCTTGTTCTTGATGTAATTGTTTAGCTTTTTCCAATACTTGAACCACTAGTCTCTTATCCATGTCTGGAAAAGTTGACTGCTTAACCAACATGATTGCAACATCAGTCAAGCGTTCCCAATTACTATTACCGTCTTCAAACATATCCATTTTACATACTCCCATAATTTAGATTATCTTTACTCTATCACAACGTGTCAAGCGTTGTCTACTATCTTTTAGTTATTGTTTACAAACTTTAGAGAATTTTAATGTCCGGTTATTCGCCGGGGAAGGCGACTCCCCTCCAGCCCAGCACCCCTCCCCTCCAGCATCCCCACCCCTCCAGCCCAGCACCCCTCCCCTCCAGCATCCCCACCCCTCCAGCCCAGCACCCCTCCCCTCCAGCATCCCCACCCCTCCAGCCCAG